GTTGGCTTGTAGACCGAGGTGTCAACTGCGTGAGGAATGTAATGAGCGTCAATGCCTTGTTCTTTTAGTAGCTTGAATCCAAACTCGCTCATTGCGATGGAAGTGACATTGTCTTTCATGCACCATTTCAGAACCTTCGGTGGGACGGTCAAGTGGTCAATCGGAACCCATGACAAGATGTCGATTTCATCTAAGTCTGTTCTGTCTAGGTAAACCCATGTGTCATAAAGCGTGAACAAGTAGTTAGGAAGTTCCCGTCCTGCGACGTGATCTTCGTGGTAAAGCTTCAGCACGTCTCCCGAGTAAGGTGCAAGCCCTCGGGGATAGTGAGGAATCTCTCCGTTGTCCAGTTTCAGTTTGTCAATGCGACCTTCAAGTCCGTAGTTGGAAAGTACAGCAACGTCGATCCCATGTCTCAGAAGTCGCTCGGCAAGCATCTTTGCTTGGACCCCATAACCAGTTGGAACTCCGGGAGTGTTTGTTGCGATTGAAATAACACCGCTCAGTTTTTTATGTGTAGGCATAGCTTCAGCCTAGCAAAGAACCCCCACCGTTTCCAGTAGGGGTTCTTTTCAACAAAGGGGAAACGTGATAGATCACGCAGGATTCAGAAAAGGAATAACTGGTCCTGCAAGAATCGTATCATAAAGAAACCCCCCGGACAACCTACAAGTCCGAGGGGCCTCAACTATGTTCGTGGACTAGCTTGCGCCACCGACGAACTTCTTGATGTGAGATGCGTGAGTGACATTGCTGTCTAGTCTCATTACGAATCTCCATGTGGTTAGGTTCTGGTTGAATGCGTAGTCCTGTGAAGAAGCTACGTCAATTCCGCCAGCAATACGGGTTTTCACAGACTTGAAGTCGCCAAAGAAAACTGAGGCAGCGTCAATAGCGGTGTCAGCAACGTGAGGGTTTTCTATCACGCTGAAGCCACCGAATGTGTCTGGGTAGTTCTGACCGATTGTGTAGAGGTAGTTTCCTGCCCCATCCTTCAAGCGACGCATAACACCCACAGTCTGAGAGTTAGCCATGTAGCCAACGCCCGGCAGACGACGAACTGCACCGTCTACTGAGTAAGCCAATTCCAGAAGCTCGTCAGAAGTTGGAACTCCGGCTACGCCAGTTGCGCCAGTGATGCCAGCAGCAGCAACGCCAGTGAACCCAGTCGGCTCAGTCGTCCCCGTTCCATTTGTGATAAACGAATTTGCTGCATAACCGATGGCGTTACCAGCTTGCTGCGCTAGGTGAGACGCTAGGTCGAAGCCTGCGTCTGTTACTAGCTCGTTGGCTGCCTGTACCAAGAATCCGAGACGCTTTGCGCCAAGGGTAATTGAACTGAAAGTGGGTTCGCTGTCTGCAATAGCAGAACCGGCAGCAGTGATCGTTGCGGTGCTGTAAGCAGTCAAAGTTGGCAAAGTTAAATCTTCGCCCGAGGTCGTATTCAGAACATCTGACACCTCTAGCATTGGTCCTGCTAGACGAGCAACATCGAATACCTCATCGTAGAACGACTTTGGAACTGTGTTTGCAGATGGAACCAAAGCAGCACGACGCTCGAATGAGTGAGAACGAGTCTCTCCCAAAGCGATGCCACGAAGTACATCTCCGGCAGAACGGTCCTCGTGTACAGATGGGATGAATCCCTTGGCTGCGACGGATGCCTCAACCTTGCGCTCCTCGTTGCGAGAAGCTACTCCGATGGCCTCATCTGCTGAACGAATGTCAGTCTCGATGCGGTCAATTTTTTCCATTTCAGCAGCGTCTAGTCCACGACCCTCAGCTTCAGCGAAGTCAATGACTTCACGAACCTGCATGATTAGGTTGTTGCGGACTTCCTGCTGAGTCTTAATGAACTCAGACATGTTGTCTCCTAGTTAGTTAGTTTGATTGAATAACCAGTGGCGTTGACGCTCAACTGAAGTCGGTGGAGCTAACTCACAACCGATGGTTCTAGTTTACAACAACAGTGTCCGGGTCAAAAGAAAACCCTCCCCGAAGGAAGGGTTAACTCTGCCTGTTTACTTGCAGTAGTTTTCGCAGTTGCAGTTCCAATCGTTTGTGCTTAGGTAGTGCCACTCGCCAAGAATTGACTCAACGATTCCGGAACGACCCAACCAATCTTCGTGATCCTCCTGAGTTTTGCCTTTGCCTTCGGAACACTTTTTGCGAAGGTTGACCAATTCCTGTAGATACTGATTTGTCTCTTTGGTAAATGGCTCATGGAACCAATCGGTGCGGTTCCAAATTACCTTGTAAGCCCCAGTGCCTCTGCTGCCCTTTTGCCTCGTGCGAAGTGTTTCTTCAAACATTTTTATCACACCTCGCCTGTCTTTTTCATCTGCTCCAATTCAAGGTTTCTGGCAAGCTCACGAGCTTCATTTGCTTTGTGCTGCTCTGGGTTTTCAATCATCCAAAAAGCGAGTTGAATGTCGTTCCAGATTTCGTGCTTTACATCTGTTCTAAGGTGCTTTTTTTGTTCTAGCTCCCAACGGAACCAATCTAGCATTTCGTGCTTCATGTCCTCGGTCATTTTGTAGTCTTGCATTTTGTCTCCTTTGTTGTCGTTGTAATAATTATGCACCATTATGTGACAATACGCAACTTGTATTTGTAACAGTTTTGTAACGGAGATTTTTATCTCACCTTTTCGATCTGGCGCTTGAGTGAAGCCCATGACTTGAGGTAATCAGCACTCGGGTCGCAGAACGCTTGACGGTCACTGTGGTAGTCGGCTTCAACGTAAAGTTCTTCAAGCTCTGCTGCATTGACCTCGATAGTGATAGAGCCGTCCTTCCGGGTTGAGCTTGCTTCTTCAATGCGACGGTAGACCTTGTAACATTCTGGCGCTTCGAGTTCGTCTGCCCTTGCCCATAATTCTCGAACAGCAACTTCGCTTACGATCCCAGCGGTGATTCTTAGGGTTGTCATTTTCTTTCTAATTCTGCTTCGCATACTTCGCAATCTGGTAGCTGCGGACAGTCGCCAAGGCAGAGCAGGTAAAAGTATGCCTCCTCATAAATGCTCGCAGTTGAGTCCCACCAAGGTTCCCAGTAGAAGTCTTTCCAATGCAGTTGGTCAAAAACCTTGCCGTAAGGAAAATCCATTTTTAGTTCATTGGGCATACTGTCATAGGTTCCTCGCCGAGCGCCGAGTTCGATTTCAATTTCGACACCAAGCTCTTTGGCTTTTGCTTCGAGTTGCTTGCGTGTGACCCTCATTTTATTTTCCTCCCTTGTTGTTTACCAATGGTCAGCTCCGCAGTTCTGGTCCTCGCAAGTCACAAAACCATGCTGCTTGATGTCATGCGCCATCCGGTCCCAGACTACTTTCATCCCATCCTCAGTTGGGTAAGCGGTAGTGTGTACAAAGTGACCTCCGCTGACCAAGTTGTTCGGAGCAATTAGCTGGATTGCCCAGCCGTCATCCTCAATCTTTGCGCCGAGCTTTTCGGCTAGTGCGTATGCTTGCTTCTTGCTCATGTTGTCTCCTTCAACTACTTTGCGAATACTGCCTTGACTGCCTTGTCACGAAGATCCGAAAGTTCCTGCCACTGCTTAGTGAACTTCTTGCACTCGGCTTCGGTGCGCTTACCTTCTGCGTTCCAAAACTCGTAGTCAAGCTCTTGCATTGCCTCGTTGATTGCTTCGATGCGATCCATGTTTTCTCCTTTGTCGTTAGGTAAATCATTGCACACTTTTGCAACTTTATGTGACAATTTATGAAACTAGTTGTAACGATTTGATAACGAGGGTTGTTTTGTTAGAACACTTGTTCGCACTTATGTTTACCGGGCAAGACCCCACAAATCGCTCAGGTGGGACTTTCGCATTTCATGCTTTGTGGTTGTGGCTAAAGCAGGGGCAAAAGCTGTCAGAATCGCTCCTGTGGCTTGCCAGATGGTAGTTACGCTTTCACACTAGAAGGTGCGTGTGAACACTTGTTCGCATAAAAAGAGAACCCCTCCGGCAGAAAGGGTTCCGGAGGGGAGAGACTTGATGCTTGGCGACTAGCGAGTTTCAGTCGGCTTGGTTACACGAGTCTCTTTTGTTGGCCTCTCAAATGGAGTGCCTTCTTTAGCCTTGACCTCGATGTCAGAGTCGGTGTCAAGCGATACGATTGCCTCAGCCCATTTGTCTGCATACTCACGAACTATGCCAGAGTCAGGATTGCCTGCAACCTCTAGGATTACTTTTTTGATGTCGGCGAAGTTTGCCATTAGATTCCCTTCAGAAGCAATTCAAGCTTCTTCTTTTTTAGTGCAAGCATGGCAAGATCGCCAACTGGCTCTGGAGCTGTTTCCTCTTTTGGAGCAAGCTCGGAAATAACCCGGCTAAGGATGTCCTTTTCCTCAGCGGTAATTTCTTCGCCGTCCTCAAGTTTTAGCATTGCGTCTGCAAGGGTATCTGCGTCAACCTCTGCTCGCTTTGCAATCTTGTCTAATCCACGAACCTGAGCGGTTCCATTTGTGGTTGTGTAAGCAGGGAATGCGACCCCGGTGCTGACCTCAAGAAGTCTGATTGAATTTAGAGTGCGCTCTGAGCCATCCTCGTTCCAAGTGTCTCCGCCACGAGGTACTGTGAAGCCGAAAGAAAATCCCGTAACATCCTTACGCTGGATTAGAACCCGAGCGTCCCGGCCTGCTTGCGTGTCAGGCAAGATCGCCGAGACACGAAGTCCCTTGTCGTCCTCACTCAATGTCAGAGTGCCTGCACGACTTGAACCCAACACTGTCGAGGTGTCGTGGTTCCAAAGTAGCTTTACATCGTTGCGTGACTTGAGTGAGCGCTTGAACGCTCCCGGTGCGATTCTCTCAATGAATGGAAGTGGTTCGCTTGGCTCGTTGAACCGAGCTGCATAACCAGTGAGGTGCATGCCATCGGCCTCCTCACGAACTTCAAATTCAGTCGTAAGAATACGAGTTTCAATTTTGGACAATGCTTCGCCTTTCGCTCGCCCTTCATTCTCTTGTTCTATTCTACCCACAACACCCTCTGCGTATTCTAAAGTTCGTCGAGCAGACGACTTTGACGGTCCCGAACCCCATAGTAAATGAGCTACTACGCCAGCACTAGGATAACCATCTGAATTAGGTCGTGCGGTGGGACTGTCCAAATCAGATAGGTGACGAGCAATCCAAGCCCTGATCCTAACCCACTTGTCAGCAGTGACAGAACCCCTCGCCATTGCACGAGCTTCACGAATTGTTGCTTCAACCAAGCCATCGCCACCCAAACCATCCTCATAGTATTTGAGTCCCCTACGAGCAGCAGCTCGCATGTAGGCAGGAGGTGTTAGATTTACTTCTCTTACTTCTTGGCGGTTTTCTTCATCTTCTTGCCAAGCGTTGCAGTAGTAGTCTCCTCTAGCGAAGTCGTCCCACTTTTCACAGTAGGCTTTATCTCCGTCGTCGTTGACTCTTGACTCGTCGTAGAAGAAGCAATTACCGCAGGCTCGACCTTCGGGGACTCCTTCTTCAAGGGCTGGACGGTAGTTTTCGGGAAGCTCTCTGGCTTCTTGTCCGTTGTCGGGAACCGAGTCCCGTTTGTTATCAGTGCCATTTGTCTCCTCTTTCATTGGAGCCTATACCTCGTATTGACTGGTCGGGTCCTCTGGGTCAAGATTTTGCAATCCCTGTAGCTGGACGCTTGGAACGCCAGTGTGGTCGATTGGAGGAAGCCCCATAGCAACCAATACCTCAGAAGGCTCGTATCCTGCCAGAACCAGCTTGGAAGCCATTGAGACACGCTTGTCTCGTCCTACCAAGTCTGCTGCGTCGATGTTCACGTTTGCAAGTGGAACACGAGGCATGTTTGCTGAAGGATCGTCAACTGGACGCAAATCCTCTAGTCGGCGAACGTCGTTGATTGTCAGGAAGCCACCTTGGATTCCTGTTGAGTAAGCTTTCATTCTGCTGTCAATGTCTGCTCTTAGAAGTCCGTCAAAGTTGAACTTCAAGAATGCGTTCTCTCCACCGGGAGTCCTGCCCATTAGAGGTGAGAAGGCAGACTCGAGTTTGCTAATGATGGGACGAAGGCAGTGTGTTAAAAATTGGAGGTTTTGCTGCTCAACTGACGAGTAAGTGAAAGAGCCTTCAATGTTCATCATCGAGCTTGGGACTCGGAATGCACGAGCAATCTCCTCGACTGCAAACTTACGAGCCTCAATGAACTGAGCCTTGTCGTTTTCTGAAGTGGTTGGAACATACTTAGCCCCACCCGAAATTACCGCTGTCTTGTGTGAGCGTTGCCAACCTCTGTGACGGGAATCAAACCCAGTCTGCAATGCTTGAGCTTGCTCGGCTGTCAGGTTCCCGGGGTATTCAATTACGCCGGAGGTGTGAGTTCCAGTACCAAAGAAGCGTGACGCATAGTTCTCTAGTGCAATAGCAAGTCCAAAGTTATTCTTTAGCGCCTCAACTCGTGAGACACCCTTAATGTGTCCCGGTCTTACAACGTCCGGAATGAACACGACTTCTTCGGCACTTAGTAGTCTGTCGCTGTTGTCTGATCGGAACATGAGCTGCCCGAGCTTGTTGCGAATAGGCTCAACCTCAAGTGGATTCATAACTGTCATGGAGACAATTTCGCCCCGAGGGTTTGAGAAAAGTCTTACATAAGCATTGCCGTCGATCAGCATGGACACAATGATTGCGCCCCAAAATGCTTCTTTGGTTGTGTCAACGTCTGGCTTGTAGACCCAGCTTGGAGCTGGTCGGAACGGATAGCGAGCGCCGTCTCGACGGACGTATGCGTCCACTGGTAGAGAGGAGATTGTGTCAGAGATTAGAGATACCGCCGAGTAAACGGCATTTATCTGCATCGCAGTCTTTGAGTCAACAATGGTTGCTGACTGCGTATTTAAGTTGAGGTCATCGCCTGCACCCCAAATAGTCTGAAACGAGATGGCTCGTCTGTTGAACATTCGGTCCCAAAAGGTTGCCAAAATCTACCGCCTATACAAATACTTGTGGCACTAAAGCTTCTTCCATTCTAACGCTTGCTCGGTCATACGCCATCATTAGAGCGATTGCCAAGTCAATCTTTAGTTTGGGGTTGCGATAGTCTTTCGTTAGACGAGCGCCACGTTGCCCGTCTATCTTCAGGATGCAGTTGTCCACATGCCTTGCAAGTGAAGCATCGGGCTTCACTTGAATCTTCTTGTTCATAATTGCCTCGAAAAGCTTGGCAGTTGCCGGGACCGTTCGGTTCAAAGTGTTCTTGTACTCGACCACCGGGATTCCATAGTCAGCCCATTGAAACATCTCATCCTCCCAGTAGGAGGGGTCACAAGCCATCTCTCGGCAGTTTGGGTTTGTGTCATAGAAGTCCATGACGGCTTTTGCCACTTCCTTCTTGTCGACTATCCATGAGTCGTCGTGAATGGCAAAGTCCTTCTCCCAGCTCGCTACCCGGAACACTCTGTAAGGATCATCCTTAGAACGAGGCATGATGACAGCGACGACAGCGGTTGAGTCATTCTTCCACGATCCGTCAAAGCCAAGAACGTATTCGTCTGTCGGTAGCATCTCAAACTCTTGCTCAAGCTGCTGCCAAGCTCCTGCTGGCAACCAAGCTGCTTTGGTATTTGACCAGATGTTGAGTCGCTTAGTCTTGAACTCCGCTTCAGGCGTTAGCTGTACAGCGGTTACATAGTCATCCGCAGAGCAGATGTCCCCGTATCCGGGTGATGCCATCTCCCATGTTTCAGGGTCTTTATAGTTTGCATCTTTAGGGGCTTCCCACCATGCCATGAACATTGAAGGATCAGATTCCTTATTCACAATTCTTTGCCCGGTCTGGTAAAGCGTGTAGGCGATTGAGTCATTGCCCGTCGAGTCTGAGCGACGACCAGCGGTAGTAATCATTGTGAGGTGAGCCTTGCGACCTCTGGCTCCCATCGACAGCGCCATAACGTCATACATAGAGCGATCAGGAAAGGCATGGCCCTCATCGGCCCACACTGCGGAGCTGTTGAGTCCTTCCTTGGAATAGGCTTCAGCCGAAAGCACCCGGTAAATAGAACCAGTTGACGGAATCTCAATCGTGTCTCGGTAGAGCTTTGCCATTGAGGACAGCTCCTCGTTTGCCTCAATCATTTTCTTAGTCGAAGCGAATACAATTCTCGCCTGCTCCTTCTCGGCAGCAATGGAATAAACCTCTCCGCCTTTAGGTCCAAAGAATAAATCGAACGCAGCGCAAGCGGACGAAACAGCGCTCTTGCCGGATTTTCTGGGCATACCAATAAGCTGAATCTGGTTATAGAATCCGCCTTCGCCATCGCCAGCATAAATGTGCCTAACCAAATCCTTCTGCCACTCTCGCAGAATTAGCGGAGTCCCGGCGTTGCCAGCAATCGAGTCCTTAGTAATAACTCCAAATGCTTCAATGAAGTCGATGGCAAGTTGCCCTTTACCAGCAGCAAGAGCTTCCTCTGGAACTGGAGTCAGCCACCTCGGAGGCCAAGGCTCAACCATTGCGGTCCATTAGTTCTTGCAGTCTGGACTTCGCTTTGATTTCAGCAAGTCCTAGACGAGAGCGATCACTCGGCGTAAAGCCAAGCAAGCCAAGGTTGCTAGTGATTAGCTTCTCAAGCTCTGCCAGTCTCATCAAAACATTCTTGTCAGTAGGGTCCATCGGCAGGAGTTGAGCAAGCATGTCTCGCCTGTCAAGTTGCTCGCAGGTCATCTGCAAAAGATGAATGTCGGTTCGTGAGCTGACCCAGAGTTCGCCGTATTGGAACACCGAGTCCCATAGCTGTTGACCAGCCACTTGCAATTCACGCAGCGGTTCTACCCAGCCACCGGGGATTGACACCGTCTCAGCAGCCTTTGGCAAGGTTCGCTTGCCCGGATTACCGAGGAGTCTTTTCTGCTCGATTGGCTTTGCTGGATTAGGCATACTGCTAGATTACCCTAAACATTTGAAATGCGGTCATCTGCGCAAGACTTGGTTGGGGGGTGCTGCTAGCGGAAGCCGTAGAGAATAGACCCACCCCGGGGAGATTGCCCCTATGCCAACTCACAGTGGTCTTGCTCCTCGTCGCTGGTTGCAGAGTCTATGTGCTGGAGCCAGTGGTCCCCCAATGTCTCCCGGAATAATGTGATCAGCTTCTATCTTGTCACCCTCGACGAACGCTCGCTTACAAATGTGGCAATGAGTTGCAGTGTCTCTGATTAGCTTGGCATCCTTACGGTACTGAGAGTTGTAGAGCTTTGACTTGTAGGTAGACCTGTCTGCCCTAGCCACCGCCCTCGCACCTGCACTCCGGTTGCGGTTTGCTTTGTATTGAGCATCATGCGGTTCACAGCGACTAGGACCTTTGGTTAGCGTCCCACACACCGAGCAGGGCTGAGGGAACCTATTTGTCATTGGAGTAAAATCCTTTCCCTATAAATGAAACTGAAGCGAGGTCAAGCAGCCTCTTAGCCTTACCGTCACACCGTAGGCACGTCATCGGGCTATCCCTGTCAGCCATGTTGCAAAACTCTTGCCACTCATCTCTGCAATCTTCACACTTGAATCTATACAACGGCAATGGATACCCACCTCACTTTAGATACTGGTACTTCTATGAATGACTCTTGATCGGTGTACTTTGTTTTCTTTTCTACCCTCTTGCAATTTAGCAACACCTCACCGTCGACGATAGCAGCGTGAGTCCATTCGTGATTCAGTGTGATGAACTTCACGTTCGCCTTTGGGTTCAAGAACTTAGTCTTACGATCTGAGTAATGCAATGAGCTGAATGGGAACTTTGCACCTGACCAGTTGTGCTTTACCTCAACCTCAATCTCGTATGGCTCACCGTCTTTGTCTGCCAGCAGGTCAATGCCATAAGGGTCTGGGTTGACACGAGCGAGGATGTCATGTCTGCCGAGATACTCAATGACTATGTGCTTGGCTGAGTCGTCTGCGTCGTAAAGGTCTTGGTCAAACGGCTTCATCGTCCGCCACCTAAGACAACGAGGTCACGCCTTGGATCGTATCCCTCACCGACAACCATCGAGACAATCCCTGAAGGAGTGTTGCTGCCCATGCCAGTTCTATCAGCGAACCACATTGAGCCACCGTCAAGAGCTGGAGTCTGCACCCAGAGTCGATGATTGAAGTTCTTGACAGCGTAATGATGATAATGCGCTGTGATCAGAACGTCTGAGGCTCCTACCCCGGTGTCAGGTGAGCCGAGTGCCTGACCAGCCCACCACTTCTGAGGGTCACGAACTTGATGACCATGAGCGTAACCAACCATCGTGCCTGAGTGATTGACCGCAAGTGTTGTGTTGTCCTTATCCGGGAAGCGACCTTGGACGTGCTGGAGGTCTGGGTTCTCCTTGCAGATGTCTAAGACCTGCTGGACAATCTCTACTTGCCATGAGTCCATTGGGTCAACGATAACCTGTCGAGTTGTCTCATCGTGGTTCCCGGGAACGACTGGGATGATTAGCTCATTGGTCAGTGGAGCGAATGCCTTTACCCATTCAAGTAAGACTCTGCGACCAACCCTGATCTGTGAGGTTAGGTCGAGGTCAAGCCTTCCCATAATGCGTCCACCTTGAGATACTGTCCCCTCAATGCAGTCACCCATCTGGGCTAATGCGATAGGACCTACCCCCCTCTTTTTTATTTCCTGCTGCCTAGCTAGTGCATCGCTGAGTGCGAGGCGTACACGTCTGACAGTTCCCTCAGTGCCATCTCCTGCGTCCTTGCCCCATTGAGTGTCACCTATTGCGTAGAGTGCGGTCAGTTCACCTGTTGATGGCTTTGCACTCTTGGGTGGTCGCCAGCGCTTTATCTCCTTCTCAAGCTCTGAAGCGTCAAGCATTGTGCCTCGGTAGCTTCTTGGCTTGAGTGAGACTCGATAGGAGTTCAACCACTCACCGCTCCTGCCACCTTCCCACTTGGAGCGACGAACTGAAACAACAATCCAGTCTTTAGGGTTGAGGTCGAACTCAGCGAGGAGGTCCTCGGCATTCGTCACTTCTTCTGGTCTTGGAGTCGAGACAAAGTATCCGCCGTCTGCGTCCAGTTCAAGCTGTGGTCGCCATGCTTCCTTCGGTGCTTTGTTCTTCCTATCGCTGCCTTGTGACGACAATGAGTTCAAGTCCTCTAGCATTCTTACCTCCTATAACAAGCGCAAGCTTGAGTTCTATGCTTGGTCAATGTTGTGTCGGCAAGGTTTACGCCACGCAATCGAAGCTGGTTAGCGAGTGAACTAGCCTTCCATGCGATTGAGTCGTCCAGCGCTGCTTGCAGGATTGTCTTATCTTCTTCTTCCAGCGTTGCAAGTATCTGTTCTACCTTGCAATAGATTGCTCTGTTATGCGGTGGAGTTAGTCCTTGAAGCATTAGATACTCATGTCGTTCTCGTCGGCAATTAGATTCCGAACGACTCTGATTAGCGACAGACTGTTTCCTGATCCAATTACGCTTTTCATGTCTAGATACTCTGCTAAGTCTGCCCGGATTGCTTCAAGGTCCTTGCTCCACACTAGGTCGTGACGCAGTAACCCAGCAGCCTGCTTGAAGTCGGCTTCAATTCTTTTGTGTTCTCCGAAAGTCATGCTTGTCCTCCCTTAAAATAGACTATCCAATGGGTCTTTGATAATTTTCCTGAGCGATGTCCCATGACTGGCTTTTCAGGAAACAGTTCAAGGATTTTAGACACCGGGATGTCGTGTTCGTTCCACTTAAAAATAAGTGTGCCGTAATCATCCAAAACCCTCCAGCACTCAGCCATCCCTGCTTCCAAGTCCTCTTTCCATGTTGATCCAAGAAGTCCATACTTTTTTGCCATCCATGAATTTTCACCCAAGGAAGTCATGTGAGGTGGGTCAAAAATAACCAATTTGAATTGTTTGTCAGCAAACTGTAAGTCCCGAAAGTCTGTGATTGTGTCCGGCTCGACAACAAGTTTTCTGCCATCACTGAGAACGTGTCTTTCGTATCGCTTGTCGCCAAAAAGGACCCTTTCATCGTTCTTGTCAAAATAGAACATACGACTGCCCGAAGCTGGGTCAAGAATGTCTTTTGTCTTTGTGTTGCTTTCGCTTTTGGGTTCGTTCTGTAGAACACTCATTCGTAGTCCTTATCGTTCATGTAGCTAATCAGGTCTTTTATGAATACAACGTCACCGCTGTCGTTTGCCCAGTCGCTTTCGTAAGGCATACTAATCTCTGCACAGATACGAAGAATACGTTGGCGCTCAGCCTTTTTGCCCTGCTCAAAAAAGTTGTTGCAGTTAGAAGCAATTAGGTCGTTGATAGTCATTTTGTTTCCTCCAATGCTGCAACGTAGATTTGAGTCGGCGATTCGTCTGAAAAGCTCAGTCCAAGAATTGCAAAATAGTCCAAGATGTCAAGGTAGCCCAATTCGGTTTCATGGTCTTCGTTTATCAACTCAGCCAAACCGGAAGCCATTTCGATTGCTATTGCAAGAGTCTCTGGCTCCACCCTGTTCATGCCTTGGCCTCGTCGCTTGCTAAGAATCTGGCTAACGAGTCAATCTTCTCCAAGCGAAAGCCTGACCATGTTTTGCGGTCGGTAACAACAATCGGCGCTTGCGTGTGACCCATGTCTCGAAACTTGTCGGCAAGTCCGGGGTGCTGAGTCAAGTCGACCTTGTCGTAGATAATGCCAAGCGCATCCATACGTCGCAAAGTTGCTCCGCATTGAACACAAGCTGGCGTTGTAAAAACCTGAATTGGAATCTTCATAGCATCGCCCCTGTCTGTCTTTTTATCTCCGGCTTGATTCTTTCAACGGCGGCAATCGCGTGGTCATAACCGCGCTGCTCTGTCTTGGTTAGGGTCAAGTGTCGCTGAAGGTGAACTTCAAAAGACATCTTCCGGGCCGCGTATTCTGCCCCGATTGTTATGCCTTGCTTGTATGCCTTGTCCAGTTGCTTTCCGAAGAAGAACTCGACCACTTCAAACCTGAAGTCTGACCAATTTCTAATCAACATTTTCGCCTCTCAGTTCTTTGGCTACTGTTCGCAAGTGTTCTGCAAAAATCAGTTCATGGTTGTTGTGCTTTATGTCGGACATTTCGTCCAGTGCGTGAAGGCAAGCTTCAAAGCCTAAATTGAACGCGGTCATTTCAAGCAGGTCGATGTGATGCTCGACAACTTGACGAGTGCTTTTTAACGCTGCCTCCATGCTGGCAAACCTCCTGCCACCTTGTAAAGCTCACTCCTGTCGATACGGATAAGGCGTGGCCCAAGTCGAGTGCTATTTATGCGGCCCTCTTTTATGTAGTTGCGGATTGTGTTCGGGTGCAGCCCAAGTTCTGAGGCAGCCTCTTTGATTGTGACCATTGTGTCTTTTATGTTTGTTTTCATTTTCCCTTGTCTCCTAGTTGTGTTGATAGATAAATCACTCCGGCGGCTAATAGCCAAAAGGTTATTCCGACCATCTCCATTAGTCGACCTCTGCTATTGCTTTGCGAAAGTCTCGGATGAGGTCGAGAATAAAAACGGTTTTGACGGTTAGTCCGTATTCTGCGATACGCTGCTCTAGTGCATTCTCAAGTGCTGTCTGTAGTTCTTCCTTGTTCATTAGATTCCCTTTCCAATAAAGTTGTAGGCCATTTTCTCTGTGGCAAAACCGTTGTAGCAAAGTGCAAAGACTAGATTGTCGCCGTCGTGAGCAGCTACTAGCTCGTTGAATAGTGCGATGCTCTGGTCTGCGTTTGCG